GAGTTAAACTCAACAGTCGCTGCATCAACAGTGCCAGAAGCAGTCAGGTTGACAACCGTGGTGGTGCCCGTAAGGTCGGTATCAACTAATAAGTCATAAACAACAGCGCCGCTGCCGGCACCGTCTGTGGCAATCATCTTCACCGCGCCCGCAGCAATCGCAACATTTGCGCCAGAGCCCTGGGAGAAGGTAAGAGTAGAGTTAGTGGTGTTCTCAACCATCCAAACTTTAGATAAGGTATTGGGTGCCAGGGTAACAGTACAAGCCTGGCCGCCGCCGGTCAGCTTTAAGTAAAACGACCTGGCTGAGTCAGCTGTTCCGTCAGCAACAGTGATTGTGTGGGTGGAGGCGTTCGCAACAGCTTCAGAACCATAGCCGAGAGCTTCACCAATCAGTTCCAGGTTGGTGTTTGTCGTTGTGCCCCAGGTTCCAGATCCTTCACCCGTTGCAAGCTCTGTAAGCCGTAAGTTATTAACGTAAGTTGCCATTTTATTTCCTCACTTGCTAAGCAGCATCGCGCCCAGCGTCAATTTCTTCGTAACCTGGGGACTGCGAGACTGATATAGAAGCCCACCCAGGACTTTGCCCATCGTTTATTTCTTGATAGGCGGGGGACTGTGAAACGGATATAGAAGCCCACCCAGGATTTTGCCCATCGTTTATTGTATTGTAGTTTGGATCTTGATTGGTGTCTATCTCTCCATACACCAAAGGAGCGCCCAAGTCTACACTTACAGCTAGGCCCGCTGGGAATGCGGATGCTCCTAATTTAAGCGTTACCTCACCGACAGCCGAGGTCATGCCAAGGCCGACGATCTCAAAGAATGCGTTGTGATAAACCTCAACTGCCCCTAAACCAGACGTAATCGCCAGGCTAGGCGCCGTAATATTTGCTTCGGCATCGACTGCCAGGGCGCCCAATCCAGACGTAATTGCCAGGCTGCCGACAGTAATATTGGCTTCAGCATTTGTAGTAAGAGCCCCCAAGGCAGAAGTAATTGCCTGGGATGGCATAGTGATATTGGCTTCTGCATCTATCGCTAAGCTGCCGATTGCAGAAGTAATTGCCAGAGTGCCTGCAGTAACATTGGCTTCAGCGTCAATCGTTACGCTGCCAATGGCTGAGGACATGGATAGCCCAGTCACCTGGACAACGGCGCCAGCTACTACCTGGGTAGCGCCAATGCCGGACGTAATCGCCAGGGAGGGGGCAGTAATATTTGCTTCAGCATTAACAGTTAAGCTGCCAACTGCTGAAGTGATAGCCAGGGACGATAAAGTTACGGGCAGCGCAGTACCCCAGGCGCCTTCGCCCCAGGTGCCTCGACCCCAGCCGTTAATGTTAGCCATTACCCGCCGAGCTCTACTTTCGCCTCTTCAAGATGTTCTTTACACTCAGTCAAGATCTGACGAACAGGTGTTGTCATATAATCTTGTTCAAGCATACCGTCAATCTTGGTCAGAGCATATTCCACATTTTCTAGTGCGCTCATAACGATCTCCAAATGAAGCCCCATTATACACCTATGCTGCTTCGCCGATACCTTGGAATTTTCTATCCAGGATACGGCGTACTTTAGAGTAACTTATGTCTTCAGCGCAAGCGTGAAGCGAGGCGACCTGCTTAGCAATCTTCCTGGGGCCCAGCCCTCGGTCCCGCAGTTTGTATATCGTCAACAGAACATCCTGCTCTTCTGGAATCTCCTCCAGGCGAGTCCTGGTCTTATTGCCATGCTTCTCCTGGACCTTTTTGTACCCGTATGGGGCGCTGCCACCAATGAAATAACCGCGAGAAGCCCAGTCTACCTTGCCATCGCCGAATCGGTCCTTAATCGTTGAGTGCTCAATCTCGGCAACTGCAGATAGGACCATCAACATGATCTGATTAGCCATTTCATTCATATCAAACTTAGATCGCAGCCCCTTGGCGCCTTCTGGCTTAGGATACACAATCGGAACCTCACCAAACTGCTCACAAAAGAACAATGTAATGCCGATATCCTGCAGAACAGGGATAATTGACAGTAAATCAGCGCTGGACCTGGACAATCTGTCTAATCGAGTGCAGACTATTACATCGTGACGGTCAATTATGTCTGTCAGCTCCTTGCTGCCTGGTCGATCAAGAATTGGCCTGGTGCCCGATACTCCATCATCTATCAAGAAGCCTGAAACCTTACGGTTATACTTTTCTTTCACAAAATCAGTAATCTGCTGCTGCTGCACCTCTAAAGATACACCGGAGCGGACCTGCTCTTTGGTAGATACCCTGACATAGCCATAGATATTGTTAATTTGTTTTAATGGACTAATCATATGATCTTTCTCTCCCTACACTTGTATCCGTAATCGGTAACTTCAGCAAACAGTCGCTGCCAATCAATATTTAAAGGCCGCCGGTCTGGGGCTCGGTCAGCAAACATTACCTGGCCATTCTTGACCAGCTCTACTGCAGCGTAATTCTTTGGCACGCCGTCATAAACAATCTCAATATTGTGCGCCTTACATATACGGCGCACGCGATTCGCATAAACCTTCTTAACCCTGGCTTCTTCAGATACTGGCATTAACGTGCCCTCCCTTGAAGAAGAGCACGAATCATATTGGCTTCCTTCGCCTTGATACGAGGGTCCTTCTTGATCTCTTTCTCGACAGAATCAACCCTAACAATCTTTGGCGTCTTGCCAGGGATGAAGCAATCATTTACCATCTTTTCACGCCCTACCCTGGTCATATTTTCCCAGTTACCCATTTTCTTTCTCCTCAAATTCAGCCCAAGCCTCTTTACCCGCTTCACTGTTCGCACACTTTTGCGCTACTTCTACAAAGTAATTCCCCAGCTCCATGTTGCCGTATGTTGCCAAGCTAACCAGCTTCAAGACTGGCATGCCGGTCTCCTCGGCGCCCTTGTCAAAAACTGCTGGCAACATCATTGCAATCGGCGCAGAAACATCATATGCCGTGCAAAATGCGGCGATCTCATTAGTCAATCTAGTCATAACTCACTCCTTAATTACTACATTGCTAATGTATCCTATATCGTGTCGTTGTGCAAGCATAAATATAATTTAATTTATTTGCACATATAGTTGCACAACGACACGATAGTGTGTATTATATCTATGTAGGGTAATTAATTAAGGAGAAGCAGCATGAATTATCGAATAGAAAAAGGTGAGGTTGTTTTTTACGAAGGGCGCGACGAGCTCCAGGCTGTCGAGCCAACATGCGGGATGGGCCACCACCCTGTTGAGTTTGGATTCAAAGAGGTGAGCGAGATCTTTGAATACCAGGACGCTGAGTTAATTAAGGCTGCCATGGAAAAGGATGGCGGTACTTATCAGATCATTCAGAACGGGCGAGACCAGCGAGAGCTGCTTGAGTTCAGCGGAGACCAGGGCGTTTACAGTGAGCCCAAGCCAAACTTCCGAGTTTTCAAGATGCCTGAAGTTGGGCAGCCAATCAGCTACGGCTTCAACGGTGACTGGTATCCTTGCGGTGAGATAGCCCAGATCAGCAAGACTTTCAAGAAAATCACCAGCAGCACTGGCGAGACATTTTATCGTCGTGCTTGCGGGACTGCCTGGGCGAGACCAGGAGGAACCTGGAGCATGACCAAGGGACACCATGACTGCCGAAACCCACACTTCTAAGGGCGTGCTAACATGAATGAAATAACAACTTTGTTTATAGTGTGCTAGGAGGGCGAGATGGAAAAAATACTGGAGATGATTATTACAATCGGACTCATAGCGGCCCTGCCGATACTTCTAAACGGGGCCTGGTTAATTGTTCAAGACAAGCAAAAAGAATGGGAAAGCAGAAATAACGAGGAAAGACATGAGCAAGATAATTATTGAGCTAGACAAGGAAGACGCTGAAAAGGTCCTGGAAGATCATGCTGAAATACTGCAGCTGCTGCGGGAGATCTTGAAGGAGCTGAAGAATGGATAAGTATTTCGACACTCTGGACCAGGCCCATTTGTTCCATGTGGAACATAACATGACTGAAAAGCAAAAGATGAAGGTCTACAAGCGAGCACTAAACGTGCATCACTCCGCAGGACCTGAAGCCAAACACATAGTTAAGATCTGGAGAGACCAAAAAGATGAGCAAAGGACATACCCAGCGCCCGACCAATATGAAGAGCTTTAGCGACAATTTTGACCGCATCTTCAACAAGCCAAGCGATCCTCGATTCTGTGACGCGCACGATATGCGCCTGGTTGAGGAGAAAGAAACTAACAAGATGATTTGCTCACATTGCGAGCAAGCCAAAGGAGAGAAAGCATGAGTGCAGATAGATATGAGCTGGAAGAGTTCTTCCAAGCAAAGAGTGGCAGCGGGTACGTTGTCACAAGAAAATGTGGCGAAGCCAGTTACGATGAGGTTATTGCCAGGCGAGCCAAGATCCTGGATAAGCAAAAGAAACCCCACGGGATCTATTACATTAGCCCCCAGGGCGAGCGCAGCCGAGTTAAGTAGGCGTTTTAAAGCCTTCTGTTTTTCATTCGCTCCAGAACCCTAGATACCCTAGCTCTGGACTGGGGCGATTGAGCATCTCGCTCACCCCTTTCTTCTGCAGCCTCATAATTAAATATTGGTGCCCGAAAAGATTTCTCTTTGGTCTTCAAGGACGGGTTTAATGTCATCAAACCCGACTGAGTTGTCGATTTTTGAATAGCCATCAGCTATACCTTCCTCCCTTAAAATATTGTATGTTAAATTAGGATTGTCTCCAACAGCGTCAATATATTCAGCCGGAATCAATCTGTTTTGTTTTGCAAATCGCGCATACATTCTTCTCCTGGCAATGTCTACTGGGACAGCCACATTTACCAGGTCAACTTCGTATCCAGCGTTTTTGTAAAAATTAATCTGCTTTCTTATCACATCAGACTTTGCGCCAACCGTTGGGATCACTACGTTGTCTTTAAAGCCAACCGCAAGATCTCTAACTTCCTCACTTATTAACTTTGATTCCTGGTGAACGGCATTAGCGCCAACACCGCCCTCATACTCTGGCAATAGCTTTTTTGCCTCATCGGAATCAATAATCGTTGCATTTAACTTTCTAGCAATAGGGTTGCTTATTGAGCTTTTTCCGCTTGCCGGCGGACCTATAACAATTACGGCTCTTGGAGCGTCTCCAGGTATTCTTGCTGCTATGCCTGGAAAGTCCAGATTATCATCTGTCCAAGCCAGTTTTTTAGAGTTCTCATAAAGATTTTCAATCGCATCGTCATAACCAATAACTTCGGTGCCATTAAAATTAAACACTCGGTTGTCAAACCACTCGTCAGTGCCGTAATTTTTGGCCAGCGAAGTTTCGGGGATTGAATTCATCCTCTCCACGGCTCGAACAACCGCAGGGTGCTCGTCAATAATCTTCATTATGTCAGGGGAGCTCATCGCCCCCTCATCATCAATTATCTTCCTAAAATCAGCCATCCTTAATTCGGCTTGAGCCCTAGCTGCCCTGGCGGCGTCAACGCTTTCAACGCCATCACCTACCCTGGCAACATCCTGGGGTAGATTATCAATTCCACCGGTCAGCTTCATGGCTTTTCTAAGTGCCCCTGGCGCCTTCAACGCGGTCCCCAGCGTAGCTCCGAGCGGCGGAATAGCATATGTGGCATCACCCAGGACGCCTAAAGTCTGCAGCGCTGGATCTAGGATGTTTCCCTGGCGAATATTCTCCAGGATAGAGGGATTGTTTTCAGCATCGAATATGTCAGTGAGATCTGCATCAGAAGACGGCATGCCTGGCATGTTACCAGTAGCATCAAGGGTCGCTGCCCCAGGGAGAAGTTGCGAGGCAAAATAAGCAGCCTGCTCCTCGGTCATCAAGGGATCACGCTCCAACTTAGGATTACGCATCATTTCGCTGACGCTGCCACCCAGGTTGTAGCCAAATATGTCAACATCCCCACGATTCATGAGACTCTTTCTCCAGAAAAGACTGCGTATATGACAATTACCAGGACAACTAGCGCAATCGCCAGACCTTTCCAGGTATCAGGATCTTTCCAATCGTCCATAACATCAACCAAGTAATTCGTCTAGTTCATCCAGGTCCGTCATAGGCTGCATGAATATCGGCGTGCCTGGTCCAACATAAGCACAAGCCACGTTAAAATCAAAGAATTCTAAGGCTTCATCATAAGACATGTCGTCTCTTTCAACAAGTATTGCAATGCAACGCTCACGATCATAAATCACACTGTTAAAAGATCCCCACTGGCCACCGAAGCCAATAATCGCATCATCAAAACCATCGGCCTTCAGCGCTACATGTTCGTCATCAGTCATTATTTCTTCTTCCGAGAGATCCTGGCAGCGGCCTTGGACTTATCCGTCAACTCACCAAAGTGAAACAGCTTCACGCTGGTCTTGCCATGGGTCTTACCCGAATGCAACGATCCATCAGGCATCTTATGCGTGCTACCCTTATGAACACTTCCATTTTTCTTATAATGATTTACACCTTTCACAATAACCTCCGTCAAGTTATGAATTATTTCTTTCTATACGCCCTAGTCTTAGCTGCAACCTTCTTAGGCTGAGCACTATGCTGCTTACCCTTGGCAGTATCAGCACGCTTCTTCTTGGTAGTTGCGGCATATTGCTTGGCAGATAACGCCTTAATAGCCTTTTTGGGTAAATAACGCTCACCGGTTTCAGCGCTAGGCTTACCGGATTTCGTGGTCCATTCCTGCTTAGTCCACTTCTTTAGGGACTTTTGGGGTTTTTTAAGTGCCATTATTTTTTATAGCCTCCACCCGCGTCCTTATACTGCTTAGCCAACATCTGAGCCTTGCGCCCAGACCACTGACCCGCATTACCACCCTTGGTTCCAGCTTTAATCTTATTGAACAGGTTCTTACGCATTGTAGGCTTAGTATAGTTGCCCGAAGCGTTCACCGTCGATTTTTTTTTGACCGCCATAACTACCCTCCTTAAAGTATTTAGCTAATAGTATAAACCATTGGTCCAATGTCATTACAACAGTCTGTGCATTGTCGCGCTCATAACCAGGACTAATCGCGTAGATCGGCACGCAAACCCTTATGGCTTTGTTGTTAAACTTGTAAATCAGCACCGGAACCCGATCACCGCACGCTTCACACACCTGAACCCACCAGGCGGGCGAATACCACCAGCCGCTCTTGTACGCTTTGGCCTCGATAGCATGGCCAGGTATCTCAATATCGCACATGCCTGCAGTCTGATACTGGTCCAAATTGCGCTTACAGCTCAGGTCCAGTTCATTATCTGCAAAAAAAGTATTTAGGCGCTTGACCAAATCACGCTCGAAGGCAGCTCCTTTATTGCGTGAATCAGCCATGTCATTTCCTTTTATTTAAAAAATTGAAAAAAATTTTCACCCCCAGGCAGTCCAAACGTACCTGGCGTTTACCCCCCTGGATCATATTGTGTGCAAACTTTTGCACATGAAACCTGGGATGGGAAAGAGTTTATCCCTTGCAGAATTTTAGTTACTCAATGTGTAAAACTCAAGTAAACC